CCGCACGCGGCCGGCGCACCGGGCGCTTGACGGCTACGTGGGGACGATGGCAGACTTCGACCGCATGGGGATCACCCCGCCCTGCGGCTTCAACTGCCGCTGCGCGCTGATCCCGGTGTCGGCCTCGGACGCGATGGACAACGGCTGGACGCTCCCGAACGGGACGCTCGACTACCAGGCGATCAGGGCGCACAACGGCGCGCGGCAGGGCGTGATCGACCGCCGCGAGATCCCCGATCCCGGCTTCGTGAATGCGTAGACCACAAGGAGGAACGCTACGATGGGCGGCATGAGCACCCGGAACGAGATCAAGGCGCGGCTGGGCATCCTCGCGGAACCGCTGGCGAAGGCCAAGTTCGGCATCTGGGGCGACGTCCCCAGCCAGTACCGCGCTGCCGTCGACTTCATCAGGAAGCAGGGCAGGCCTTCGGCCGCCGCGATGAACGAGCTGAAGAAGGCGATCAAGCAGCGGCTGGCCTATGCGGCACAGGAGCGTGATCCGGGCATGCGGCAGATGTACGGGGACGACGCTGGGAGCCTCGAGAACGCGCTGGAATATGCACAGCGCGGGGACAAGGCAACCCTGCTGCGCTCGGCCTACAACATGGAAACGGCCGTCCGCGACGACGTGCCCAACGAGATGTTTATCTGGGCAGGCGGCGACGTCAACTGGTCGCATCCCAACGTCAAGGCCATGCTGGAGCGGGTAAGCCGAAGCGTCGGTGCTTCCGCCCCCGCGAAGCGACGTGCGATGCGACCGGGCGTCAAGGCCAAGATGGCCGTCAACCGCCGCAAGGTCGTGCAAGACCTGGAGTACCTGCGCGACGAGGCCCGCCGGGTCAGCGATGCGTCCTCCCGCATGGACGCCGAAAACTGGCTGAAGCGCGTGCGCGCCCGCGACCTGAAGGAGCAGGACTGGCTGGAGGCTGCGGACGCCGTTTCGCAAATCTCCGCAGTTTTGAACTCCCGCCCCGGCGCGAAGGCGAAGATGGATCTGACGGACGTCCAGCGCAAGGCCGGATACAAGTGGCGCGTGGCCTACACCCGGCAGCTTGGCAAGGATCAGTACCTCGGCGGCCCGCCCGTCACGATGCAGGACGACCTGCTCTTCGCAACCGAGAGCGCGGCACGCCAATGGGCCGACACCATGCTCAAGAAGGGCTGGTTCAAGGGACAAGGCGGCGGCCCTGAGAAGATCCTCAAGGCCACGGTGCTCATGGCCTCCCGCATTGGCGCGAAGTCCACCCACGCTGCCGCCGACAAGCCCGGTCGCAAGGTCATGGCCGAGTCCGACCCCGCCGTCAGCGCCAAGATCCGCAAGCTCATGGCCGAGGGCAAGCCCCAGAAGCAGGCCGTCGCAATCGCGCTCGACATGAAGCGCCGAGGAGAAATCTGACATGGCACAGGCATTCATCTCGACCGGACAGCCCAACCTTCGCCGCATGACGGTCAACAACGTCGCGGCGTCCTACACCAACCCCGTCCCCACGAGCACCAAGCCCGCCACGGGCGTGGTCATGGACATGGCCCTGAACCAGGGGTACGCGCAGCCCAGCCTGCTCAAGGCGCTCCCCTGGGGCGCGCTCGACAACGGGACCGCGTGGGCAACGAGTGGCACCACGACTGGCATGAGGATCGTCGGCTGGCAGTCCTACCGCAACGTCGCGGCCTCGGACACGTGGTGGTTCCCCACGATCCTCGCGCAGTACACCCTGCTCTTCCCGTCTACCAACAACGGCTTCAGCATCGACGGCACGACGGACGTCTTCGTCTTCGGCGGCTTCGGCGCGGCCATCACCACGCCGCAGTTCCCGACCCCGAACACCTTCTCGTCCAACGGCACATCGACCTCGTCCGGCAGCATCACGACCTCGAGCAGCGTGCTCGTTGACCTCGCCGGATCGCAGCTCGTGACGGCCAACTTCATCGCGCCTGCGCCGACCGCGCCGCGCACGGTGAACATGGGCCTCTTCTGGTACGCCATCTGACGTGCAGCGCGCCGCACGACCATCCCGTCCGCGCCTGCCCGGGGCGGCGACGTCGGCGCTCCTGCTGGGCGTGCAGGACGATTCGTCGGGCAAGTGCCTTGCCACGGCCGAGCCCAACCAGCCCAGCGGCCTGACTGCCACGGCGGTCAGCAGCTCGCAGATCAACCTCGCCTGGACGGCCGACGCCACGCCGGCGCCCAACCAGGCGTCGTACTACGACGTGGAGCGGTCCCCGGACGGCCTTGGCTCCTGGACGAGCATCGGCAGCACCACGAGCAACTCGCTCAGCAATACGGGCCTGCCCGCGGCTACGCAGTTCTACTACCGCGTGACGGCGTACAACTGCTTCGGCGGCAGCCTGCCAAGCGCCACGGCGAACGCCACGACGCAGGCGGCGTCGGCCCCAACGGCCCCGACCGGGGTCAGTGCGAGCGCCAGCACCACGGCGGTCGCGGTCACGATCACCTGGACGGACGCATCGACCGACGAGACCGGGTTCTACGTCTACCGCAACACGACGAACACCACGACGGGCGCGACCCTGCTGTCGACCCTCGGCGCGGGCGTGCAGACCTACACCGACAACGCGACGAACAACCCGTCCGCGCCCCCGGCCATCGGCACGGTGTACTACTACTGGGTCAGCGCCTACAACGGGGTGGGCGAGAGCTCCAAGACGGCCGCCAGCCAGAACGCGACGGGCGGGGTCACGACCCTCAACGTCCCGGCCGCGCCGACCTCGCTCACCGCGACCGCCACGAGCACCACGCAGATCGACCTCGCGTGGACGGACAACGCCACGAACGAAACCGGGTACACGGTCGAGCGCCGCAGCCCCGCAGGCAGCGGCTCGTACTCGACGGTCACCACCCTGTCGGCTGGCGCGACCTCCTTCAGCAACACTGGCCTGACCGAGAGCACGCAGTACGAGTACCGCGTCTATGCGACGAATGCGGCAGGCAACAGCGCCAACAGCAACGCGGCAAGCAAGTTCACGATCCCCGCGACCCCCACGGGCCTGACGGCGACGGCGGTGTCCTCGTCGCAGATCAACCTCGCCTGGACGGACGTGTCGACCGGGAACACGGGCCAGCGCATCGAGCGGCGCAGCCCGAGCGGCAGCGGGTCGTATTCGACCCTCACGACCGTCAGCGCGACGGCCACGACGTACAGCGACACGGGGCTGACGGCGTCGACCTCGTACGAGTACCGCATCGTGGCGACGAACGCGGACTACGACTCGTCGCCGTCGACGGCGGCGAACGCCACCACGCAGAGCGGCACCAGCACATATTCCGTCGAATATCTTACGGTCGCAGGCGGTGGATCGGGCGCAGGAGGCACGAGGGGCGGCGGCGGCGGTGCAGGCGGATACAAGACCGCCACGGGACTTTCGCTCACCGTGGGCAATGTGGTGACTGTGACAGTCGGAGCAGGCGCGGCGGCACCTTCTGCAAGTTCGCTCGGAATCAAGGGCAACGATTCCTCGGTGTCTGGAACTGGCATCACCACGATTACCGCTGAAGGAGGTGGACGTGGCGGCGGCGGCGGAACAGATGCGGGCGGTGCGGGCGGTTCCGGCGGCGGCGGCGGATACTCAGCAACCGCTGGCGGCGCAGGATCGAGCGGACAAGGAAGCAACGGAGGCGCTGGAGCGAGCGGATATCCCGGCGGCGGCGGCGGCGGCGGCGGTGCGTCTGCTGCCGGGGCAGCGGGTACGAACGGCGTAGGTGGCGCCGGAGGCGCTGGGACATCAAGCAGCATCTCCGGCAGCGCCGTGGTTCGTGGCGGCGGTGGTGGAGGTGCCGTCCCGTATGGCACTATCACAGATGCGGGCGGTGCAGGCGGTTCCGGCGGCGGTGGGCGCGGAGCGGGCTCGGCAGGCAACTCTGTCGCGGGTTCAGCCAACACGGGCGGCGGCGGCGGCGGCGGTGCGTTTTATGTGAATAGCAGCAACTCATCGGCAGGCGGATCAGGCGTGGTCATCCTCCGCATGGCGACCGCGAACTACAGCGGCACGACCACGGGCAGCCCGACCGTAACCACCAGCGGCTCGGACACGATCCTGACCTTCAACGCATCCGGCTCTTACACGGCGTAACCCATGGCACACGCAGCAGAACTAGATGCCAACAACGTCGTGCTCCGCGTGATCGTCGTGTCCAACGACTTGGAGCCGAACGTCGAGCAGTGGTGCGAGCAGACCTACGGCGGCACCTGGCGCCAGACGTCCTACAACGCCAACTTCCGGGGCAATTACGCGGGCGTGGGCTACACCTTCCGCCCCGACCTCGGGGAGGACGGCGTCTTCCTGCCCCCGCAGCCCTACCCCTCGTGGCGGCTGAACATGATGACCTTCACGTGGAAGGCGCCCGCCCCCATGCCCCAAGACGGCGGCATGTACGTCTGGGACGAGGATGCCCTGTCCTGGCGCGACGTCACCCCGCAGGAGAACCCATGACCCCCACATCCCACCCCATCGTCGAGGCCGGCGACAAGGTCGTCATCAAGGGCGTCGAGCTCTTCATGGCCTTCGACCCCGCCATTGACGACGCCAAGGCCGACCCCGAGCTCAAGCGCTTCGACAACGAGCGCCTCCGCAAGATCGTCGGCGCCACGGGCAAGCACATGAGCCGGGGCTCCTTCCCCCGCGTGGTCATCATGCACGAGAAGGACGGCAAGGAGCCCAAGTCGGCGGTCGGCAGAATCCCGGCCCTGAAATACGAGGAACGGGATGGGGTCGGGTACATTGTGGGCGACATGGAGGTGGGAAGGGACATCTTCGACCGCTTGATCGCCACCAACGCCTTCCCCAGGCGTTCGGCTGAGATCTGGTCCGAATCCAACCACCTGAGCGAGGTGGCGCTGCTGGGCCGCGAGACCCCACGGCGCCCGCTTCCCGACACGCACTTTGAGCGTGCCGGCCGAAAGATCACCTTCTCGAAGTCCAACCACGACCTCGCCGGGGTCGGGGGCGGGCTGAACACCTTCGTCCCGGCAGCAATCAAGGAGGAGGCTTCCATGCCTTCAGACCGCGACTACGGAGCCGAGCTCGATGCCATGAAGTGCGCCATCGATGACCTGGCCGCCACGATGAAGAAGAAGTTCGGCGAGGACAGCGACGAGGACAAGGCCGAGATGGCCAGCGAAGGCATGGACTTCCAGGCCGACGAGGAGGAGGCCGAGGAGGGTGGCGAAGGCGTCCACATTGACATCGGCAGCCACGACGACGAGAGCGCCGAGATGGGCATGGACGAGGAAGAGGAGGTCATCGCCTCCCGCTCCACCTACGCCCTGCGCTCGGAGAACGCCCGCCTCAAGGCCCGCATGGGCCGGCTCGAGGCCGAGGTCAAGCGCGAGCGCTTCTCGCGTGAGATCGAGATCATGGAGCAGGAGGGCTACCGCATCCCCGAGGGCCAGCGCACCGCGCTCCTGGCGCAGCTCGCTGCCGCCAAGGACCCGGTCGCCCTGCTCGAGTCGTGGCGCGAGCTGTTCGCGCGCGACCCCATCGGCGCCAAGATCGACATGAGCCGTGCCGCCATGCCCAAGGCGATGGCCGTGGGCGACGTCGGCGACCTCGTCAAGCAGTTCGCAGGCAAGCCGGATGAGTTTGCCAAGGCGATCAACTCCCGCATCAACAAGCGCTAAGGCGCAAGGACACAGGACACCATGCTGAACTTCTCCCCCAACCTCGTCGCGGGCGGGACCATCAACCCGTACCGCATCGTCAAGATGGACACGACCGCCTTCCAGGGCGTGGCCGCCACCGCGGTCGGCGACTACGTCGTCGGCGTGACTGATGGCTCCACCCGCCGCTTTGACGCGACGGCAAACGCCACGTCTGGCGACCCCATCAGCCTCCAGCCCTCGAACGTGGTGCAAATCGAGGCCGGCGGCAACATCACCCCCGGACAGGCCCTCGTGCCGTCCACGGCCGGCGTGGCGATTGCCACGACTACTGCGGGCCATGTGGCCCTCTTCGTTGCCCTTGAAGCGGCTGCCAGCGGGCAGATCTTCTGGGCGTACCGTCTGCCCTCGACTCGGGCGATCCCCTGATTCCTGACCTTAAGGAGGTCACACAATGGCTTACGTCGCAGTCGGTGGCGGGCTCAACACCTACGTCCCGTCCACCAACGCCCTCGCAACGGGCGCTCTTCAGGTCGAGTTCACCCGTGCGGTGAACACGTTCCCCATCACCAAGTACGCGCAGATCGTCCCGGTCAACCAGATGACCGGGTACTACCTGCGCCTGGATTCGGACGACAACGTCCGCATCACGGACATCAACGCCTTCCAGTGGCCGCTGGGGAACGACCGTCCGGTCGGCTCCACGAACCAGCACGACTTCGTGCAGTTCGCCTGCGCCCGCTACGCGTACCCGTTCTACATCCCGAACGAGACCGTGAAGCAGGCCGCCTGGGACATCGTCGCGCAGCACGCCCGCGCCAAGGCGCAGCTGGCCATGACGGGCCGCTGCATCCGCACCGCGACCGCGCTGACGACCTCGGCGACGTTCAACGCGGTGGGCAACTACGCGGCGACCGGAACGGCCAGCCCCGGCGGCGGCGTGTGGACGACCTCGACGACCAACGTCATCCAGAAGGCAATCCAGGGCATCCTGCAGCGCATCTCGCTCACCACGGGCGGTGCGGTGCGGGCCGAGTACGACGTGATGATGGTCATCTCCCCGACCGTCGCCAACCTGCTTTCGCAGACCTCGGAGGTTCGTGACTACGTCAAGAACTACCCCGCGGCCATGCCCTTCCTGCAGGGCTCGGACACGTTCGCCATGTACGGCCTCCCGCCGAACCTCTTCGGCGTGCAGGTGGTCGTGGACGACAGCGTGCGCGTCACGACCCGCAAGGGCGCGTCGAGCACGACCCGGCAGTACATCTACGGCAACTCGGCCGTCTTCGTGAGCCGCCCCGGCGGCCTGATCGGCGTCGAGGGCTCGACGAGCTTCTCGACCGTGCAGATCATGGCCTTCGAGGACATGACCGTCGAGAACTGGGACGACCCGAAGGACCGCCGCATCGAGGGCCGCGTGATCGACAACAGCACGACCGAAGTGGTCGCGCCCGTGTCGGGCTACCTCGTCGCCGACGTCACCGCCTGATCGGTCTCGGAGTGGAAGGGAAAGGGGGGAGGGCGCTTCGGCTCCCTCCCCCCCTTTCGTGAACGGAGGCACGCATGGCATTCGCCACCTACGCCGACCTTGAGAAGGCACTGGACGTTCGGATCATCGCCGAGCTCTGCTCGGACAACGGGGAGGACTCCGCGCCACCCAACCCCATCACGACAATGGCGCTCGAGCGCGCCACGGCCATGATCAAGTCGTACGCCCGGGTGGGGAACATCTACACCGACCTGGACCTCAACACGCTGGCCAGCGCAGGGGACTGGCTCATCGTCGGGCTGACCTGCGACCTGGCGACCGAGGTGCTCTTCCAGCGCCGGGGCATGGTCGTGCCCCCGGCCGTGGAGGAGCGCCGCAAGCGGGCCTACGAGATGCTCGAGCACCTGCGGGACGGGCGGCAGATCTTCGGGGCGATCTCCAAGGCGGCCGACGCTGGCCTGCCCGAGGTGCGGGCGACCCCCCTGCAGACGCTTGCCTACTACAACCAGGTGAGCTCGAGCAACTTCTTCCTGCCGCGCAAGCCCAACACGATGCCAGGAGGCTGACGTGGCCTTCGGCTTTGGCGGCAGCAGCTGGCAGAAGCGTGTGGCGGCGGCGCTGGGCGACCCGCGCATCCTCAACGGCATCTCGCAGGCCGTGGCCGCGGCTGCCAAGCGCCACATCGCCAAGAGCGAGGGCCGCGGCCCGGGCGGCTCTGCGACCGCCCTGAAGCCCCTGAAGAGCCTAGACACCGAGTTTTGGACGAAGACCAAGCCCAAGCAGGGGCCGATCCTGGGAACGCGCAAGCGCGTCGAGATGCGGCAGAAGAAGGCCAAGGACGGTCGGGTCACCATCAAGCCCACGGAGGTGACCGAATACCTCGTCAAGGGGCAGTCCTACCGCGACGGCGGGCAGCCGCTGCGGGACACAGGGAACCTCGTACGCAACCTTGGGGCCAGGACGGCCCGCATCGGCGCGACCCGGCTCGAGATCACCCTGACCGGGCCGAAGTACGCGATCTACCAGGAGCTCGGCTTTGAGACCTCCGGGCCGAACTACGTCCCGCTGACGCGCAAGGGCGTGCGCCAGCACGCTACCGGGCAGAACCCCGACAAGGAAGGGCTGGTGCGCGGCAAGGACTTCCTCATGGCATGGGGCGGCGTCAAGGTGCCCGCGCGTCCGTTCCTCGTCCCCACGGACAAGGAATGGGCGGGCATCGGCCGCACGATTAGACTAGGGATGAGCAAGGTGCTCAAAGGAAGGACTACCTGATGCCTACGGCGATCTTCGTGAGCGGGCCGACCCGCATCGACTGGTACGACGGCTCGGTGTGGACCGAGCTCGGCGAGTGCGACAACGACAACCTCCCGCAGGCCACGTGGAACGACTACCAGCACGAGGTGCGGACGTCGTCGAGCGGAGGCACGCCCGAGGAGATCGTCCTGCAGAACACGGACGGGGCGATCACCTTCACGCTGGTGAAGTGGGACGCCACGGAGCTCGCGCAGCTCGAGGCGCGCCAGCGCGGGGCGCAGGGCACGACCACGGTCGGGCGCCTGCTCGTCACCGACAGCGGCACCTTCGGAATCCGCATCTACCCGAAGACCCCCGGCAAGACGACCTACACCTTCAATCGGTGCTACCTGCCCCCGAACGGGCTCGTGCACTCGAACTTCGGCAACGTCGAGCGGCGGCTTGGCCTGACGGTCAAGGCTGTGCCCGACGCCAACAACCTCCTCTACGCGACGGGGACCAGCGTTTGATCGACCTCAACGAAAACGACGACCCCCTGCTCTTCCGAGCTCAGGTGCCTGCGGGCAGCCTCATCGTGCAGTGGAACGAGGCGCTCGCCGTGCTCGCCAAGCCCGCTGGCGGCGAGCCGAGCGTGCAGGACGTGGCTACGGCCATCCGCAAGGTGTCGCGCACGCCCGAGGTGGCCGCGCAGTCGAGCGACGAGGTGCTCTTCGCCGTCTTTGCCCGCATGGGCAAGGCGGTGGAAGCCGCGGGAAACTGACCAGGGGGGCCGCCCTCTTCCTTGCGACGTACGGCCGTCCCCCGAGCGACTTTGACCAGGAGACTGCTATGGGCCTGATGGCCAACATCCCGATGGTCGAGGCCCGCAGGGCGCTGTCGTTCGCGCAGGGCATCGCCGTGGCGTTCGGGTCGCCCGAGGCGGCCGAGGGCGTCGTGCGGCAGGCCACGGGCAGCGACGAGCTCGCCTGGAGCGTCCGCATGGGCCTGCAGCACCAGATGCACGGGAGGGGCCGCTGATGGCCGTGCAGGCGAATGCCGCCGTGTGGAACGCGCTCGTCGCGGACCTGAAGGAGTGGATGGACGACGCCGGCTATGGCATCGCCGTCTACCTCCGCGAGGCGCCCGGGCAGGACGTCACCGCGCAGTACGCGATCCAGGTGATCCCGGGCGGCGACACGGCGCGGCACCCCATCAGCGGCGTGGGCCTGCTTGAGTCGCAGGTGCAGCTCGTCGTCTGGTGGCGGAACCTGTACGACCCCGTGCACAAGGCGACCCTGCGGATCGCAGGTGAGCGTGGCATCGAGCAGTTCATCGACGGCCTGCGGACGCACATGATCCAGAACACGCTCGGCGGGCGCCTGACGATCCCGTTCACGTGGCGGTCGGGCGGCAACGTCGAGCAGGTGGATGACCTCGTGGGCTGGATGCGCGGGACGGAGACCTTCGTCTGCGCGTTTGAGATCGAATGGAGCGTGCAGTGATGGAAGATTTGGGACGCATCGTCATCGACGTGAACGCCACGGGGGACGGCGGGGCCGGCGGCGGGACGGGCTCGCGGATGCTGCAGCGCGTGGGCGGGGCGCTGACGCAGGCGGGCATCGGGATGATCCAGGGGCAGGGCGCGGGCGGGGCGCTTGCGGCGCAGGGGCTGACGAAGCTCGCGGCGATGGGCACGGCGGGCGCGATTGCTGCCGCGCCGCTGATCGCGGTGGGCGTGGCGGGGATCGCCCTCAAGAAGACCTTCGACTTCCTGAACACGGCGGCGAAGAACCTGACCGAGTCGCTGCGCGAGTACAGCCCGCAGATCATGCTCGCCGACGCGATGAACGAGATCCTGATGATGCAGGAGAAGATGCGCGCGAGCGCAGCCTCCGGCGGCGCGCTGGCGCGGCGCGAGCTCGCGCAGGGCCGCATCGAGCGCGTGATGTTCCGCGTGTCCGACTTCCTCGGACGCATCGGCGCCATCGTGGTAGCCCCGATCCTCGAGGGCGTGGCAAAGGTGCTTGAGGGCATCGAGAAGAAGGTCATGCCCACGTTGCTGCTGATCGCCCGGATGATTGCCGGGGCGATCAAGATTTTCATGCAGATCCTCAAGTTCGTGCCCGGATTCCAGACGTACGGCATGGTCGGCGAGATCTGGATCAACGACGTGATCAACTCGCTCAAGAAGCTCGCCAACAACACGTCGCCGATCTACCAGGGCAACGCGCCTTTCATCGCTGATCTGCGGCTGATGGGAGCCAACGTATGAGGCCCGACTCCCACACGCAGAACGCCTCTGCGGAGGACATCGCGCTCGGCATGATGATCATGTCGGAACGGCGGGCCGCGGCGCAGCGGTCAATGCAGTCGCACGGCGCGGCGGCGGCAAGCGCGATGCGGCGCATCACCACGAACCTGGCCCCCGTGACCGTGGAAACGAACGCGCCCTTCGTCGCTGACCTGCGCCTCATGGGAGCCTTGCCGTGAGCACCCCGACCGGAAACGCCTACCTGTCCTTCGCCTACGACAGCCGCAGCTGGGATCTCGGCTTCGTCAACGTGTCGCAGTACGACCAGCGGCCTGAGTACGCCGAGGACGGCTTCACCCTGAACTACTACGCCGTGACCGTGACGGGAACGGCCTTGGTTGCGGACGGCACGGGCACCTACACCGAGCTCGCCGCCAAGATGCGCGACGGCACGGGCCGGGTGGACGCCGTCAACCTCCGCATCGTGTCGGGCGGCACCGAGACCCTGATCGCCCAGACCTACCCCGACGCCCGCCGCGGCCCGCTGCTGCAGCTGACCGTCACCGAGGTGGCCGGCAGGCGCGCGGCCCTCGTGTCCTTCACCCTGACCGCTGCGGTGGTGCGGACGAGCCCCATAGACGACGAAGACCCCGACCTCGACTATCCCGTCGTGTCGCACCGCTGGACGCAGTCGTTCAGCCTCGACGCGGGCGGCCTCGTCACCCGGACGGTGCGCGGGACGCTGACGGTCAACATGAGCGCCACGGGCCTCAGCACGACGCCAGCCGCGAGTGGCCTCATTGCTGCGGTAACCGGAATCTCCGCGTGGCCCGACCTGTTCCGCCGCTGCGTGATGCCCACGACGGACGGCACGAGCATCTGGCGGCGCACCGCGCAGACCTTCGCCATCAGCGAGAGCGGCAACCAGCTCACCTACGAGGTGACCGACGAGCAGGCCCGGACGAACCTCCCCAACGGCGCCTACGAGGGCAACTGCGACTTCACCTACGAGCGCAGCCGCAACAACATCGCGTACGCCACGCTGCGGTTCTCCTGCGACCTCGTTGGCGAGGTGCAGGGTGACGTGCGCGCCCTGATCTGGGCGGCGGTCGAGCTCGCCACGACCCGCATCCCCTTCGACAAGGCGATCCTCGACCGCCTGAGCGTGCAGGAAAAGGACATGATGAAGCGGGCGGCGATCCGGCTCGAGATTGACGCCAGATGCCCCGCGACCGCCGTGGAGGGTCCGACTGCGGCCTACGCGGCCGTCCCGCTCGCCCGCCTTGTCGGCATCGCCTTCACGGTGACCCGGACGTGCAGCTTCGCCGTGGGCGCCTACGGCGGCGCAGGCAACGGCGTCTACGGCATCCCGCACTGGAACGGCAATCGCCTGTCGGCCAAGCCCAACACGATCCAGAACGTGCAGGTCGCGGCAATGGTGGCCGTGATCGAGTCAACCTGCCCGCTCGGCACGCCGGCCACGGTGCTTCTCGTCCCCGACACCGACCTCGCCTCCGCAAACAGCCTGATTGTGCAGGGGCCGTTCGGCAACGAGCAGATCGCGTCGTTCAACGCAAGCGGCGAGACCACGACCGTCGAGAAGGCGTTCACGGTCACGGACGTCGACACCGACACGGGGATGCACCGCCTGCCGACGATGTACACGCAGGGGGCCGACTTCGTCTTCCAGGCGAAGAAGCCCACGGTGATGCTGACCGAGGTCACGACCGTGCGGCGCACGAACCTCCCGCCCAACCGCGTCTTCCGCCCCATCCCGGCTGGCTTCGTGGTCGTGAAGGACGAGTGGCGGGTCAACCACGGCGAGATCGACTCGGCGGGGCAGCGGTCGTTCACGGGCATCTACACGCGCAAGCTGATGGCCTTTGACGGCGGCGGCTCGACCTCGAACGGCTTCTCGACGGTGAGCAGCCGCCGGCAGTGGTGGGTGCCAGGGGCGAACCCGAGCGTGGCCGCCCCGCTCACCCTGGGCTACAACCTCGACAACCAGGTGCAGGCGAACAACGTCCTCGCCTTCGGCTCGTCCTCGCAGGCCTACGCGCTGGGCACGGCCCAGAACTACGCATGACGCTCGTGCAGGCCTACATCACGGTCGGTAGCACGGTCATCCCCTGCCTGCCGCCAGGGGCGCAGGAGCGCGAGCACGCAAGGCGGCTGGGGATCGACGAGAACGACCTGTTCAGCGTGGACGTGCCCTGCGGCATGACGCGCTGGACGCGGGCGTCGGTGCTGATTGCCTCTACGCAGGTGTCGGCTCTGTACGCCTCGAGCCCGGTGCGCCTGGATCTGAACGACGGCAGCGGCGGGACGCTTGCCATCCGCAACCTGTACGCCCGCCCGCCGCAGCCGTTCCTTTGGCGCCAGCCCGGGGGGCTGGTGCTCGTCGAGCTCGTGGACGAGCGCTGGTGGTGGCAGTTCTCGAGCGCGGCCCTGATGGACCAAGTGCTTGCGCCCCTCTGGTCGTCGGACGGCAGGTGGCAGGTGAACGGCACGGGCGCGACGGTCGACATCACGACCTATTCGGACGTCCTGACCGAGGTGGCGACGGTGGCGGGCTCACTCAACCTGACCGCCCCGACTGGGTTCGTGACGCGCAGCCCGGAGCACATCCGTCGCCTGTCGGACCTGATTGGCAGCCCCAACGCAAGCCTAGCGATGGTCGTGGACGCCGTTGGCGCCGCCAACACGCAGGTGATCGTGCCGGATGGCCTAGGCGGGTTCGTGTTCGTGGACCGCGTCGGCCTGCAGGACGACTACGACAAGACGATGGGCACGTATGCGCGGGCGTTCTCTGGAGGTGGTCAGCCTGTCAACGGGACGGCAGGCGGCACTGATCCGCTCGTCAACATCTGGAACCAAGCGGGCTTCGGCAACCGCGCCCCTCGGCAGGCCATGAAGATCCTGCCGCAGCGGTCGGTCGAGGGCAAGACGGTCTACGACAACGTCACGGACGCCAACGTCCCCGCCGACCGGGTGCATTACCCCTACGACCAGTCGTTCAACCAGACCGACACGCCAGCATGGACGCGGCCGCCTGAACGCCTTGGGCACGGAATGCTCACGGAATCGGCCGTGGTCGTGAACGACGCCTCAGGCGGGACGCTGACGACCTGCCCCGGATGGAACCCGGCCACGCTGCTCGGGCAGGTCGACACGGACTACACGAAGCGATACGAGACCGTGCCCTTCGGGCGCACCTGCTGGGCGGGCTTCATCCCGTGGTTCAGCAGCGCCTCGGACACCATCGGGCAGCTCGGCTGCGTTTCCTACCGCCTGAGCGAGGTGGACGGGGTCGTGTCGCCGTTCACGGTCAGCGTGGCGCGCGAGGACGACTGGCGATTCGGCCTGCAGGGCGTGGGCGAGAACGAACCCTCGCGACTGGTGACTGGCAAGGGGCTTGCCCACTCCTACCGCAACTGCGTGGGCCTGACGGTCGTGGACGTGCCCCCGCCGATGACGCGGGTCTTCCCGGCCCGGATCACCGCGTCGGACGGCCTCGGCAACTGGCGCTGGGCATACAGCTTCACGGAGGTCGAACCTAACCCGGCTGGCGGCTCCACGTTGTCGGTGTCAACGGGCTCCTATGCCCGGACGGGCTTGGCCTACAACATGGCCGAGAACGGCAACAACCTCGCTGGCGGCCTGATTGCCCCGGGCGTCGACCAGGCCAACTACCCCAACGCGACGGTGGCGGCGCTGCCAATTAGCACCAACACCATCGTGATGATGTGCGAGCAGTTCCCCACCGCGCACGTCAACGAGTCCTGCACCGCGACGGGACCGCGGTTCTGGTTCTCGATGCCCAACGCCGTCCTCGTAGAATGCATCGAGGAGGGCTGACATGGCAAGCGACTGGAACCCCATCATCGCGCAGGGCGCGGACTTCCGCGCAACCGTCGAGGTCGCGCAGTGGCCTTCGGGCTACCCCGCCCTGAGCACGGCAACGGAGTGGCGCTGGGTGCTGTCGCAGGCCGAGACCACCGCCTTCCTGACGGCGAGCTCGACGGGCGTCAGCCCGATGATCACCCTGAACCTCGCCCAGACCATCGGCACGATCCTGGTGCCCTATGCGACCACGGCCAACTTCCCGCTCGGGCAGTTCCGGTACGACCTTGACATCGTCTTCAGCCCGACCGTCAAGATCCGGCTGATCAGCCTGGGCTCGGGCGTGGTGAACACCTTCTCGGGGTCAACCTGATGGCAGACGTCGAGATCAATGTTCAGCCGAACTCGGTGACCCTGAACGTGGGCGGCGTGGACAGCATCACGGCCGGCGCGGGCCTGCTCGGGGGGATCATCACCTCAAGCGGCACGGTGGCCGTCGACTTTGCGCCCAACGGGGCCGGCACGGCCACGCAGGTGCCGACCGCGACCGACAGCCGCCTATCCGACTCGCGCACCCCGACGAGCCACGCCTCGACGCACGGGAACGCAGGCAGCGACCCCATCACCATCGCCCAGACGCAGGTGACCGGGCTTGCCACGGCGCTCAACGGCAAGGCGAGCATCCTGACGTCGATCAACGCCGGGACAGGCCTGTCGGGCGGGGGCAACCTGTCCGTGGACCGGACCTTGTCGGTGGCCTTTGGCACGTCGGGCACGACCGCCTGCGTCGGCAACGACGCTCGCCTGTCGGACGCTAGGACGCCGACCGCGCACGCGGCCAGCCACGCCTCGGGCGGGGGCGACCCCATCACCATCGCGCAAAGCCAAGTGACGAGCCTTGTCAGCGACCTCGCGGGCAAGGTGCCGACCACGCGCACGGTGACGGCGGGCACGGGCCTGACGGGCGGCGGCGACCTCAGCGCCAACCGCAGCTTCGCGGTCGACTACGCGGCCAGCGGCGTGTCAACGGCCGGGAAGGCGTGCGAGTCGACCGACAGCCGCCTGTCCAACTCGCGCGCCCCCACTGGCGCGGCGGGCGGCGACCTGACGGGCAGCACCTACCCCAACCCGACGATCAGCCGATTCGCCACGTACGCCATCAGCACCGCGGCCCCGGCCTCGGGCGACGGCTGGGTCTACGACGGTACGACCTGGCAGCACCTCCCGCTCACGGACATCCAGCTCTACACGACGGCCGGGACGGCCACGTGGACGAAGCCCGTGGGCTGCAAGACCGTGCGCGCCATCCTGATCGGCGGGGGTGGCGGCGGCGGCAGCGGCCATGCAAGCGCCTCGAGCAACCGCGGCGGCGGCGGTGGCGGGGCGGGCGGCGGCATCACTGAGATCACCTACCAGGCGTCGAGCCTGCCCTCAAACCTGACCGTCACGGTCGGGGCGGGCGGCGCAGGCGGCGCGGGGGTGGTCGCCAACAACGACGGCAACCCCGGCGTGGCGGGCACGGCATCGACGCTGACGGCCACGGGAACGACCTACGCTCGGGCGGCGGGCGGGGCCGGCGGCGCGCAGGGCACGAACTCCGGCGGGGCCGGCGGCGCGGCCGGGACGCTCGGCGATGCGCTGTACGCAGGCGGCGCGGGCGGCGCTGGCGGGACTCACGGCGTGGCCGGGTCGGCGGGGGCCGCGACCATCGGCGCCCCGGGCGGTGGCGGCGGCGCCGGGATGTCAAGCGGCGGCACCACCGCCAACGGAGGCAACGGTGGCACGCGAATGTCCATCGGCACGGGCGGCAGCGGCGCCACGGCAGGAGCCGGGACCGCGGTCGGGATCTACGGCTCGGGCGGCGGCGGCAGCCCGTCGCTCGCGGGGACGAGCCTTGCTGGCGGCGCTGGCATCTATGGCAGCGGCGGCGGCGGCTCTGGAGCTGCAACGGTGGCTACGGGCGCCGGCGGCGCAGGCGGCACCGGGCTGGTGGTGATCATCTCGGAGTATTGACCCATGACGGAGCATCAGGCCATGAGCATGGAGCGGTGGCTCAAAGTGGCGCAGTTCGGGGTCGCCCTCATCGCCCTCGTCGGCGCCCTGATCTACGCAGGGCAACGCACCGAGCGGGACGAGCAACAGTCCCGCAGCCTCGACGTGATGGCAAAGGAGCTCGGGCAGATCAGGGACGCAGCCACGGAGGGGAACGCCCAGATCAGGATTCTCGGGGAGCGGGTACGCGGCCTCGAGGAGCGCACGGTGCGGCTGGAGCGGCGGTGATTCGCCTGCTCGTCGCGGTTGCCTCCTGTGGCATTCTGGCGGCCTGCAGCCCCACGGCGCGGATAGCCTCCACGGCCAACGACATCCGGGCCGAGGCCACGCTCCTCGTGGAGCATGGCACGGATGCGGGAGACAAGGTGACGGTAAGCCATGCCAGGAAGATCGACGAGCTCGCGGCGCACATCCACGAAGACCTTCCGGGGACGGCAGACCGCACCCCCGCGTGGGTTTCCATGCTCATCTGGGTCGCTGGGGCCGTTTGCGCGGTCTGCCTCGTGGTTGTCCTGTGGCAGACGGGTCTGGGAAGCGGTATTCGGGCCGCTTTGGGCTGGATACCTCGCAAGACCCAAAGCAGGGCCGACCTCGCCGTCAGTATGCTCGACCCATCCCGGCCGGAAGGCGACCGGGAGTTCATCGCCGCGCTGCGGCAAGACCCGGAGTTCGACGCGGCCTTCCGCCGCGCCAAGGAACGCCGCAAAGACAAGGAAAGCACATGAGCCCGATTCTCGCTGACGCCCTCGGAACCCTCTGGTGGTCGGTCCTCTGCTTCGTCGCCGGCGCGGCGCTCACGTTCGTCGCCTGCAAGAAGGGCTGGATCAAGTGCTGAGGCTCGTCTTCCTGCTCTGCCTCGTGATCGTGGCGTGAGCGCGATCCCGGCATACCAGTGCTGCTGCCCGACCGAGCCGCCGATCTACCCGGCTGAGTATTACGTCTTCTCGGTCTGCCCGGACCCGTGCTGCCCGCTCGACTGCGCCGACAGCGTGGACGTGAAGTGGTGCCCGTCCTACGCGGTCGCGCAGGGGCTGGTGGTCCCCATTGTCCTCACGCCCGGGCTTTGCATCAAGATGACGCTGGGGTGCTGCACGTACGTGATGACGGCGGTCATCGCCAACCCGGGCGGCGTCTGCCCCACGGGGGGCGGCGTCTGGAACCAGGGCACGTACGCAGGGACGCGGACCATCGACCCCGAGGAGGAGGGATGCTGCGACGCGGTCATCATCGACCCGCCCGACAACTGCCTGACGGAGGCGGCCTACGTCGACCCATTGGTCGGGAACGCCTGCTTCGCGTACGTGTTCGAGCCTTACGCCTTGGATGACCAATGGGGCACGGTCCCGTCAAAGCCCGTCACGGTGCGGTCAAACCTGACCTACTGCTACGCGACGTTCGGCGCCAACTGGGACCAGCGCTGCGACAACTGTCCGCCCATCGACTACTACCAGTCGACCGTGAAGGCGAGCCAGGAGATCGGCTACTGCATCCCTACCGACCCCATCAGCTCGTGCCTCGGCCAGCGCACCTACTCGCAGACGGTCACGCTTGACTGCCAGCAGTGCTTCCCGTGCGGCGACTGCTGCGGCAACGGCGACCCGTGCTTCCCGCCGAGCGACCCGCCCATCACGTGCGACGACCCCAAGGGCACATGGAGCGTGCGGACCTGCTACGCGGTCAACCCGTGCCTCGACGAGAACGACGACTTCACGTGGTTCGAGCAGGACGTGCTGACCGTGACCTACGACTTCTGCGCCACGGCGGTGGACCCGGACGACCCGGGCGCGCTGGCGGCGCTCGAGGCGCTGTTCGCGGGCGGCGACGTGGTCACGCCGTGGAGCGCGCTGACGGTGTGGGGCGCGCCCGACACGGGCATCCGCATCTCGCTCTGCCCGGGCGCCGTCTTCAGCGACCCGAGCGTCTTCGTCTTCAGCGGCAACGCCAAGCACATCGCCGACGCGATCAACTCGCTCACCGTCAACACGCCCTTCCTGTCGGCCGAGGCCGACGAGGAGTGGGGCGACTGCTTCTGGTTCGGGGTACGGCAGACCTGCGACGAGTGCCCGGAAGACCCGCCCGGGACGCGGCCGGCGTTCCGCGCCGAGGGCGACGAGCTCGTCTTTGACCGCTGCGAGATCATCAGCGCGACCAAGTTCAAGGCGATCTTCCGGGGGCGGTCGAAGAAGCACTACGTCTGCGCCTCGCAGACCCTGATCTCGACCTACTCCGTGTCGGGCAACTGCGTGGGCTCGTCCACGGACGTCATCAACCTCGCCATCAGCGCCACGGGCGACGACGATGAGGGCTACGCCCTGCACTGCCTGTCGCCTGCGGAATACGCCTGCGGCGAGCGCTACGAGATGCGACAGGTCGAGCAGGACTACTGCGGCACGACCATCTGCACGGCAGACGACCCGGCCCTGCCCGTCCCCCAATGCGATGCCGTGACGGGCTACCCGCTGCTTGATGTGGTGGTCGATGGCGTGACCGTGCTCGAGGGCTGGCAGTCCTTGTGCGGCGGCGGCCTCGGCGGCCTGCCGTCGATCTCCCAGATCCGCTGCCGCTCCTACCCCTTCGTCTACGAGGTGCTCGGCTGCGAAGACCCCTTCTACGGCGGCCTCTGCACCCCGGGCGTCTACCAGCAGGCCGACCGCTACTGCGAGACCCTCGCCACCCCCATCCAGGTGCTATGAGCCTCGGCACGGTCAAGCTCGGGCGGATTGAGCTCCCCATCGTGGACTGCCGCTCCTGGTACGTGGCGGGGAAGGGCGCCCATTGCCGCCAAGGCCTCGACGTGGCCGGATGCGCCACCTGCCCCAGCCGCACGAGCCGGGAAGGGAACCTGCGCGAGCCGCCCGTCTACGGGCGCGGGACGGCCCCCAGGGCGCTCCCGCCGCAGGGACGGCCCACGGAGCCCCCGGCGGCCACGGACGCCCCTGAGGGCAAGCCTGCCCCCATGCGCGGCCTCGGGGACTTGATTGAGCGCGGGACCAAGGCGGTGGGCATCCGCGCCTGCGGGGGGTGCCAGCGCCGCCGGGACGCCCTGAACCGTTTGGTGCCCTTCAACGAAAAGCCCCCGGCCGATCCGCGTCCTGCGGAGTCGACCGGGGGCGAGAGGAGATCAGGGGACGCTACTTGATCCGCAGGCTGGTGCCTCGCGGGAGCAGGGCGCAGCCGGGGACTGCCGTGCCGGCCTCGAGCGCGGCGCGGATCGCGTCCTTGTTCGGCTCGTGGCGCACCACCCGGAACTGCGGCGGGAGGTCGTCGGCGCTGCCGTCGATGACGAGCGGCGCCTTCCCTCCGTTGCCTGCGACCGACAGCTTGAACCGCGGGGTGTCGATCTTGGTCTTCCCCGTGGCCTCCATCGCCTCCTTGAGCCGCTTCTTGAGGCGGTCGGCGACGGCCTCGTCGGCCTCGGCCAGGTCGCGGATGCGGGACGCCTCGTCCTTGCGCGCCCGCGCCCGCAGCTCAAGGCTGCGGATCACGCTGGCGTAGGCCTCGGCCTTCTCGTCAAGTGCCGCGTCCAGGCCAGCAAGGTGCTGCTCCAACGCCTCGTTCGCCGCCATGTCCGTGCCGCCTCCCTCAAGCAGGGCGTCGATCAGAGACTCGATCTCGTTCTGGATGGCGTAGAGGCTCACCGCACCACCTCCTGCCGGCGGATCACGCGCATGATCTCGAGCTTGTCCCCGACCCGGTCGACGTGCAGGCGGATCGGATGCTTCGCGTCCTGCGCCTTGCGCGCGAGCTCGGCGTACTCGGCGACGGTCGTCGCCAGCCACGCGTTCCCGTGCTCGCCGACCACGGCGATGGCGATGGGCTTGCCGGGGCGCTCGGCGATGCGGACGACGTCGAAGTCACCCTCGTACTCGTCTGGGTAGCCGTCGTCGGAGGCGGGGGTGGGCACCTCGACCTTCTCGGCGACCGGGGGCGGGGTCGGCACGGGCGGCGCGCCCTTCGCGGCCTGGGGCTTGAAGGCAGGGCGCTTCGTGGGCGCGGCCATCGGCTTGCGCTCCTCGCGGTCGCGGCGGTCCTCCTCGGCATCGTCGTCGTCGCCTGCGATGCCGCACATGGCGAGCGCGGAGTAGCGCCTCATGTAGGTCGTCGCCCCGCCGACCGCCTGGGCGGTGGCGTTGTTCTGCACCGACACGGACACGTCCGACGAGAGCCATTCGCCCGAGGCGTGCAGCAGGCTCGTCGTGATGGTCACGTGCCCGGGCTCGGTGCTGATCGTCTGGACAAGCGAAAGCCCCTGCTCGGCGAGCGGCTGGCGGATCGCGTTCAGGACGGCCGCGAGCGATGCGTACCCGTTGTTGAAGTGGCTGTTGCGCTTGTCGAAGGTGGGGTTCGACAGCTTGAGGTTCGCCTTGGCGAGTGCCGTGGCGAGCGCCCCGATGGTGGGTGACTGGTTCATGCGTTCTCCTCTGCTGCGCGGTTCGCCGCGCCCGTGCCCCGCAACGCGCAAGGCAGGCGCAGTATACGCCCCCGCATCACGCCGTCAAGGGGCGAATCCGCACGAATGTCCGCGCCTGCGGGCCGTAGCCCTTGCGGGCGATGATCGACACGATCTGGGAATCGTCCAGATACACGATGCCCGTCATACCGTCGTTCAAACTTCGCAGGATTTTGTCAAGGTCGATGCGGCCCGGAAACGCCGGGGCGCCCGAGCGCAGCGCGCCCTTCGTGGTCAGGTGGCTCTTGGGGCGCACGAAGTCAAAGTCGACCTCGACCTCGACCGGGCCGGCGCACGGCGGCTGCGCCCACGCTTCCGCCGCGGCGAGGCTGACGAGCGCCCGGTAGGGCTTGACGCGCTTCGATGACTCAAGCAGCACCGTGCGCCCGTTGCGAAGCCGCACGGCGCGCTTGCTGCCCTGCGGGGCGGCGTCCCCGGGGACCGTGAACTCAATCGGTGCGGAGCTTGTGGTTGAGTGCAAGGAGTCGCTCCTGGCGGCAGCGGTTGAGGTCGCGGGTCATGTGGGCCATCTGCTCGCGCAGGTACACGACGTGCTCGACGAGCTCGCGGTGCAGGGGGTCGGGCCTGTCGAGCATCTGGACGCGCTCCACGACGTCCACCTCTTCCTCGCTCGCCTTCCTCCGCGGCATGGCTTCAACCTTCGCCTTTGTAGAGCTCGCGCGCGACCTCGGCGGCGCCGGCGCTGGGGATCGCGGCGAGCGCCCACTCCATCGCGCTGGCGGCCTCGAGGAGCACCCCGACGAGCGCCTTGTCCTCGGTCTTCTCCGAGAGCAAGCGCGCGGCGTGGTTGCGGCAGTCGCGCATGGACGCGCGCACGCGGATGGCGGTCAGCATCAGAGGGTCGCTCACGGGGTCTCCTCGTCCAGCACGGCCAGGAATCGCAGGACCGTTTCGCGGTCTGCGCCGGGGGGCAGCTCGTCGGCCATGTGCCGCAGGGCAAGCCCCTCGAGCTGCAGGGTACGCAGGCGTGCGCGCAGGCGCGCGACGAGCATGGTCAGCGCTTCGTCCACGGGTTCTCCTTGCTCCGCTCGATGCGGACGTCCTTCGGCGCCTTGAGGATGAGCTTGATGTTGCCGCTCATCTGGTCGTTGGGGGTGACGGCGGCGATGAGGGTTCCGTCCGGGGCGCGTATGCCCGCGAACTCCCCGACGCGCAGGGTGATGGCGAGGGTTCCTACTTCACGCATGGTCAGCCTCCCACTTTGCAATTTTCTCGCCTATCCAAGCCATACAATTACACGCCATCGAGTTCCCCAGCGCCTTGTACCGGGGGCCGTCCGGGCATTGCTCGACGGGCTTGCCGCGCCACGGGATGCGCGTCCACCCCCGCGAAAATCCCTGAAGTGCCTCACATTCTTCCGCCGAAAGACGACGCACGGTCATGGCGGTTGCCACCGCGATGCTCGCGTGGCCTTGCGACCCGCCTGTCCCCATGCAATGCGTCGATCCGTCCGTGCTGCTGATGGGATCTTGCAACGGGTGAAACGCCACCGCAGGAATGGTGTTCCCGCCCGCATCCGAGCCAAGCGTTGGCGTTACTTCCGAACTCTCGGCATTGCTTCGTGCCTTTGCACTGTTGCCGGTCTTGAACGCCACCGCCTGCATGACGGTCGGCCCGGATGCGTTGACGCTGCTCCCGGGCGTGCCCATCGTCGCCGCGACGTCGCCCGTAATCGCGCCGTTGTAGCAGTCGGTGCCGATGGCAATCGCCGCATGGGCCGCGTTGTCCCTCGCAAGCGTGTGGCACGGGTCACCGGGCTTTCGGTTCTGCCTGTTGACCGGAGCGGTGATTTGGAACGGGTCGTAGGGGACAGGCTGTGCGACCGGGATGTATGCCCCATGCCCATCCCGTTCCGTGTGCGACCGCAGGCCACGATTGCCGAGCGTCCCGTCGGTCGGTTGCGCAATCAGTGGAGCGCCATCGCCATCGCCATCGCTACTGGGGCCTTTGTAATCACGTGCCTTTAGGCACGGACTGACGCTTGGGCAACCGCCTCGAGCGCCGCCTTCAGCATCGGGGGCAACGCCTTTCCGCGCCTTTGGGCTCGCCTGATTATGCCTTCGCAGGCCTTCGGGGATAAGGACAGCCTTGGCGGCAGAGGCCCAGTCTCCAGCACCTCGCTCAATGAGGCGACCGACGACGAACACCCGGCGTCTGCGCTGCGGGACGGCTCGGGGCCATCGCCCCACTCGCACGTATTGAGCGTCCAGCACTCGGTAGGCCCACCCATACCCGAGTTCCCCCAGCGCCCCGAGGAAGGTGCCAAAGTCCCGTCCTCCGTTCGATGACAGGACCCCGGGTACGTTCTCCCAGACAACCCATCGAGGCTTGAGCCGAGCAGCAATCGCAAGGTAGGTGAGCATGAGGCTTCCTCGCGGATCTGCGAGTCCTTGCCGCAGCCCGGCGACTGAATATGACTGGCATGGCGTTCCGCCCACGAGAAGGTCAACTGTTCCTGGCTCAATGGGCCACTCCTCAAACTTGGTCATGTCCCCGTAGTTGGGGACGTGCGGGAAGCGATGCTTCAGCACCGCTGCGGGAAACGGCTCAATCTCGCTGAAGCCCACGGGCTCCCAGCCAAGATGGTGCCACGCAACGCTCGCGGCTTCGATGCCGCTGCAGACGCTCAGGTAGCGCATGGCCGCTCGATCTCCGGGGGTTCGGCCTCAAGCAGCTCGCGCATGGCGCGAGAGTAGACGGCGTTCACGATCTGCTGCGCGGGCATCCCGTCGGGGACCGCACCCGGCACGACGTCCACGCCGTCCTGGCGCAGCAGGAACGGCTCCCAGTCAAGGAGCGCCAGCCGCGCCTGCTGCCATTGCCAGCGGCAGCGCACGGCCACCTCGACGGCGTGCTCGCCGACCCACGCCTGCGCGCCCGGTGGCACGAGGTCGGCGGTCATGCGGACGATGGTCTCGCGTACGTGGATCACCAGTACCTCGCCTGCGCCTTGGGCGCGGTGAACAGGCTCTCGGGGATGGGGGACGGGTCGGGGCAACGGCAGACGGCCTGCAACCGCCCGCTCCTGCCCGGGCGCGTCAGCCCGGTGTCAACGATCATGCCAGCGGCGCGCAGCTCCGAGATGCGCTTCGATGCCGCCCAAGTCGGGATGCCCGCGAGCTCGGCGGCCTCGTCCATCGTCAGCCCGGAGGGTCGGCCTTGATAGACGGCCAAGAGCTCAGCGCGCAAGCCCTTGCTCTCCTCGCGCATTGAGGCGGCGGCAGCGTGGCTGGTACCGGGGTCGGTTGCCCTCGCGGAGGGCTGGGTGTTCTTCGCTTCCATGCGATTCTCCTCGTAAGGTCAGGCCATCTTGGCACCGCACCACGACGGCGGGCGGCAGTATGCCCAAGCGTATATCGCCCTGTCAAGGGGGAATCCGGAAAGATCTTTGCGGATTCCTGCAATGCGTTTGGTACAAGGCACGCGTGGGCAAGACGAGGGAGCCTTCTTTCACGGTCACGCACCACGGGAAGAACGTCCACGTCGTGGATGTGACGGTCGGCAAGCCGCGCGGCTGGGAGCAGTGGTTCCTGATCCGCTCCGACGCCCACCACGACAACGCCAAGTGCCGCCGCGACCTCGAGAAGAAGCACCTTGACGAGGCGCTGAAGCGCAATGCGATCATCATGGACCTGGGCGATTGCCTCGACCTGATGCAGGGCAAGGCCGACCGCAGGCAGTCGAAGGGCCAGCTCAGGAGCGGGCAGCTCGCCGCCGCGTACTTTGACCGGGTCATCGAGGAGGCCGCCGAGTTCTACGCGCCCTACGCGCAGAACTGGGCCTTCGTGGGCCAGGGCAATCACGAGTCAGCGTGGCTTGCCCATCACGAGTCCTGCCCGACGACGCACCTC